CCTTAATCCCCCCAGCGGTATCACCGAGGTAATTAAAAGCAGTTTGCCCTGCGGACCAGCCAGCGGCAGGGACAGTAAGTTGCGCGCCAACAACATGCAGCTTCTGGGTAGGCGAACTCGTACCAATCCCGACGTTGCCGCTGCTGTCGATGCGCATGCGTTCTGCGCCGTTTGTGCGGAATGCGACAACACTGGATGCGCCGCTGCCCTGAACTGTAAGGGTGCCGGTGTCAGTGCAAGCAATTAGACCATTTTCAACAGATACGGCGCTGTTGGTAAACTGAAGAGCCGCAGCGGTCGCGGTAGCATTTGACCGTAAACGCATAGCGTAGCCAAGCCCAACAGTCGTGTCCGCAGACGCTACGTCAAGACGGTAGCCGGGGGCTGTCGTACCAATGCCAACGTTCGTGCCGTCAAATACAAAGTTAGCAGACCCGGCCAAAGATCCGCTGCTATTGTACTGAACCTGCGTGGTTGAACCACCAATGGCCGGTGTTGCGCCGGTTGGCCCTGTGGGCCCGCCAGCGCCAGTTGCACCAGTCGGACCAGCAACAGTCGATGCAGCCCCTGTGGGCCCTGTTGGACCACCAGCGCCAGTTGTGCCCGTTGGCCCTGTAGGACCGCCTGCACCAGTCGTACCCGTTGGCCCTGTAGGACCGCCTGCACCAGTCGTACCCGTCGCCCCTGTAGGACCGACTGCACCAGTCGTACCCGTTGGCCCAGTGGGGCCAGCAACGGTCGAATTTGCGCCTGTGGGGCCTGTTGGGCCTGTATTGCCAATACTGCCTGTAGGGCCAGTGACGCCCTGAGCGCCCTGAGCGCCCTGAGTGCCTGTGGGGCCAGTTGGGCCAGTTGGGCCGACCACAGTTGAGGCAGCGCCAGTAGGACCTGTGGCACCCTGAACGCCCTGAGCGCCAGTTGGTCCTGTTGGGCCAACTGCCGTTGAGGCGGCACCGGTTGGACCTGTAGGCCCCGTTATAGACGTGCCTGTTGGGCCAACACTTCCTTGGGCACCAACGGAGCCAGTCGGGCCAGTGGGGCCAGTTACGGAAGGCCCTGTGACGCCTTGCGCGCCCTGAGTGCCTGTTGGGCCTGTTGGGCCTGATCCGCCAGTCGGCCCTGTGACGCCAGTTGGCCCCGAAGGACCTTGGTTACCGGCTGTTCCTTGAACGCCAGTTGGCCCGGTAGGACCTGTTGCCCCAGTTGGACCGGTTCCGCCCTGACCGCCAGTAGGCCCTGTGGGGCCGACTGTGATCCCGGCAACAGCCGCCGTTGTTGTGCGCCGGGAAACGCCAGCCTGAACAATTTCCAACTGCTCTGTGCCACTTAATGAAGTAGCAAGCGGAAGTTGAGGAATTGTTGTATTAGCCATTGTTAAATCCCCGTCTGCGGTATCTGGGTGAAGTCATATGGTAGACCAACCAGAGCCGTGACCATGTTTGTGGTGCCAGTGAGCAACGATCCGGCAGGTATAACTGTATTTGTTTGATAGGTAAATGCCGTAGCAGTCGTAACTGTGATGCTATAAAATCCACCTGCTTTGGGGTTGGAAAGTCCGTCGACAGAGATCTGAGCGCCCGTCAAAAGGCCGTGAGCGGCAGGGAATGTTACTGTAATTACATCTGTCCCAATTGCAGAAATTGACAGTGGGTTAAGCTCGACAGAGAATTGCTCATTATTGATGAGAGGCATAATAGCGCCTTGGGTCAGGCCAGTAGGTGGGCCTACCTGCTGTGTCAGTAAGTTTTGGCCATCCTCAGTCGATAGAGTCACGTTAACGGGGATTGGAATACCTGTTGTGGGGTCAATGATAGGAGGCGCTGTGACTGTCTGATAATCGGTTTCAGCCGTCCGGAAGTCTTGCACACGGGCGTTCATAACCGGATCAGGGTCAGCAGGAAGGACAATTGCCCTTTGCTGCTCTTGCGGGGTATCCATGCAGTCACCGCATACAAGGATGCGGACATTCTGAATGGTCGCGCCGCGCCAATCATACTGCCAATGAAGATCAACGTGGTTATAGCGGAACCCGCAGCGATCACAGATTGCATGCGCTTGGGGGCTTGATGAACTTGTTTTGGCCCGACCTGATTGTGAGGCGTATGCCATATCAGTTTACCTATAATAGCCGGAGAGCATGGGCGTGATATAAGTCGCAGCATTCTCGACGTTTTGCTCAACCGCGATCAGGTATGCTTCATCAGCAAGTGGCTTGATAAGCGGCACCTTCTCAGGTGCCCAGATGAGGGCCAGACGCTGCGCGAGGGCGTAGACAAAGGCTTCGTAGAAATAAACGGGAAGGCTGACCTGCATGCCATTTGAGAAGGCTGCGTCATCGATCTGACCGACCTGATAATAGCTCAAGGCCGTTTGGGTGCCGTCAGGGACGGGCCAAAGCGTCACATTGCCATTGAGAAGGCGGTCCTGCCAGTATGTGGTCGGGAAGCCTTGCTGCTCCTTATTTGCGTAAGAAGCGTATTCTGTGCGGCTTACAGGAAGAATTAAGCGGTTTATGGACTGCTGTGTTTCACCAATAATAGGCGCTGAAGCCACTGTCTGTGGCGTACTTACGGTCCAAATTGACCCCGATCCAGACAGGATCTGCGTCCCCTGAATTATGGAATTGCCGGAGAGCATCATGCCGACTGCCGGAGATCCGCTTGTAATGGTGAGCGTTACGCCACTGATCGAACCCGTTAACGTTACGCCGCCTGTCACGATATATGTGTCGAGCATGGTGATGTTGTTGGTCGGAACATTGTATGTGGGCTGACCGGCGACCAGAGGTATACTCTGGCGCGTGACTTTCCAAAGGTTTACGCCCTGACTGCTCCAGCGACCCAAGAGCATATTTGCAGCCATGCGGGCCGACTCCATATGCTCTTGGAGAATTGCTGTGTTGCGGACGCCAATCAAATTGTAAGCATAGAGCGTCATCTCGCCCAGAGATGGGTCGAAAGTATACGTTCCGCTTACATTTGTTGGGTTTGACATGACTTAGAGCGCGCCCTCGTTCTTGACGTAGACAAGTTGGAATTCAGCAGTCACACCAGAACTTGCCGCTGAAGAAACAGCCCGAATTTCAATATCAGACTTTTCAGCGACAGAGATGGGGTACTGAAACGCGATCCATCCCTGAACACCGTTGGAAACGCGAAGCTGCGAAATAGTGTCAAAAACAGATCCAAACGGCCTTATGCAAAGGGAGACAGTTCCATTTGCGGTTGCAGAAGCATTTGAATAGCCTGATGCGTACCCTGTCAGATATGCTGTATATCCGGCAGGGACAGTCCAAATAGCTGCGGTTGCGCCATTGGCAGTAGCATAAACGCTGTAGATTACGGCTGGAACACCAGAGGTTACTGTTCCTGTTCCAGCATATATTGAACCGGCAGCGGCTTCCCCAGTTCCTGCCGTTAATACAGCAATGTGAAAAACGCGAAGGTAGCTATTAGCGGTATTAACGGCTGTCTGCCCATTGAGCGTCACTGTCTCGCTGATCTGGTTATAATTAGCATCCAAGCCATCGATTAAAATGGTGCGGGCTCCAGTGCCAGCAGCGGCATCATTTGCGCTGCTGCTTGAAATTTTCATAACAGAAGCTGTGGAGAGATAGGCGTAAACCGTGTTTTGGTTCCAAACAGTTGTGTAAGATGTTCCAACGCTACCGCTGATCCCAGAAATAAGTTGATTCGCGTGTCCGGTAATCTGGCCACGGGAGACCTGAAGCTCAAAAGGCTCGTTGCGGCCTATGCGGGTGATAGATTGGTTAACTACACCGGTAGTGTTGAAGGTAGTCATTCCAAGGTCCTTTTTTAAATTCTATAGTGTCAAATAACACTTCTCAAGACGGAAGACTAGCACTTCACGTCCCATCTTTTAAGCGCCAAATTGATCCGGCTATTTGGATCGTGCGCCGTCTTGGCAGAGGTGAGCTTTTCCTTCATTCCGCACATGCGTGAGCGAAAGTTATCGCGTCTATCCGCTGCCGCAGGGCTGCGATCTGCCTCCTCAGCGGTGACCGGGCGCTTGATGTCGCGGCCCTCTGCGCGAAGAGATGCGCGCCCTTTTTCGTTTAATCCACCAGAAGGCGATTGACCTTCCTTACGCTGCCAAGTGTCTGACATTCAGTCCTCCATAAACAAACGGGGGCCATTAAGCCCCCGCCCATTTTTTTAAAAACAGTCCAAAGACTATTCCATGTTTCCGTCAGTCTTGCGGCCCTTTGCAGGGGTACCCGCACGGGCAGACGAGAACGGACTTGATTCGCACGAACCGCCAGACTTGCGGGCCTTGCGACCAGCATGCATCTTGGCATTTCCGCCTTCAGCCATCCCACCATAATTACGCTTGGTGCGACCGCCATTTTTACGCTCTTCAGCCGCATCAAAAATGCGGTCTGCATTGTTGCGACGATCTGGCTTATCGCTCAGATCCTTAGCTGCTGAATTTACGCCACCATCGGCGCGGTATTTACGACCTTTCATATTGGCCTCCTTATGCCTGTGTGACGCCAAACAGCCCCGTTGCGGAACTGATATTGTAAAGCGCAGGTGATTGACGAACGATTAAGCGGTTGGTTCCGGTGGAAGCAGCCGTTTGTAGTGCATAGGTGCCGCGAACGTCACCAGTTGTTGTTGTGGCCAGTGTAGTTACAGCAGCCGTGTAGCCAGTTACCGAAGTTACCAAGTTTGTGGAACCAGTGCCGGGGTATACAAACAAGCTATCACCAAAGAAATCCGAGCGGATTGGAAGACCAATAATACTAGTCGTTCCAATTGAATACGATGTGGTCGCATCAGTTACGGACGGAGTTACAGAGGTGATGAATTTAAACGCTTTTTTGCCGTTAACAGTAGTGCCCGAAACCGAAGTGGACGGGACGCTAATTGCCTCAGACATTGGGTAACCATAGATGTCGTAACCAGCCACCGTAAAGACGTTGGTGGTGCCGACAGTGGCAACGCTGGTAGTGACGGACACAGCGCGGGCGGTCAAAGCCATTGGGTTCCAAAGCTGAATGGTGCCAGCAGAGCCAAACGAAGTACGTTCAGCCGCGATAGCGTTCAGTGTTGAGTTGCCCAAAGAGGCTGAGATCGTAAGCTGCGAAGCGCTTGTACCAGCAGCAACAGGATTGCCGCTAACTGTGTATGAACCAGTATAGCCGTCACCAGAACCGCCGTCTGTGGCGTTAACAGTCGGGCCGTAACCGGTGATCGTTGTGTTAGCAGCAATGCCTGTACCGCTAATAACCATGCCGATTGTCAACTGACCAGCAGAAGCCGCAGAGACAATCAGGATGTTACCAGCAGTTCCGCTTGTGCCATTTGAGATATAGCCCGTCACCTGAGTGAAGGCGTCAATTCCAAGAAGGCCGGTAACGGCAGCACCAGTGTCAGAGCGGACAATGCTCTGGGCAACTGCAACTCCGGTTGAGGCCGAAGAAGAAGATACCAAGGTCATTGCCGTGCTGGCAGTCGTGTTGGCAGAAGCGGCAAGAGCCGCATTATTAATCGTGTAGGGCACAATGTTTAAAGACACCACGTCCTGTATACCAAGAAACCCAGCAGTAGTAGCGCCGAAATCTTGACCGGGCGCGTATGAAAATGGAAGGCGAGGATCTAGGATCCCCGCGCCACCAAAAAACAAAGACGGACCGATTTCTGGGTTGTTATCAGTTGTCTCATACGGAGACTGACCAAAACTTACCAGAGGACCAGCAAAAGCAGAAATAGACATGAGTTATCTCCTTTCTATTCCTAAATTACGAAGTCGGGAACGAACCGAAGATCGAACGCCAGTTGTAATAGCCAAAGCTATAACGCTCGTAGCCCTTAACCAAAAGGTTATCGGTTACGAAGTCAACTTGCATGTCAGTCTCGAACTTGACGCGCTCCATGTACGACAATCCATCGATGTTTGTCAGCAAGAACCAAGCATACGCCGAGGTGAAGAAGTCGTTCACCATGTAACCTTCAGGAATACCACCTGCGGTTGCCATGATGGCGTTCACATCGTTGTCGCTCGTACCCGGACGCAGTTCTGTCTTTGTAAGACGGATTGCAACAGGCTCAAGCTGCGGAGGAATGACCAACTTACGGCCACGAGAGAAGGTCTTCAGACCTGCTTGATCGCGGAAGTTTGTACGGATTGCAATCATCGCATTAAGCAAAGTAGCTTCGTTCAGATCGACATCTACCGCAGGCTTGTTGGCAACTGTGCCACCATCAATAGGGTGAGCAGTTGAGCAAAGAGCCACGCCGTCACCACCGATAGCACCATTGTAGGTTGTCGCGGTGTTGAAGATGTTTGCGCCATAGATCTCCTTGGTTTGCTGGAAAGATTCAACCAGACCAAGGTTCGATGGATGAAACTGCGTCTTGTACAGGTTGTCATCAATTGCCTTGCGGGTAATGGCATAGCCAAGCGCAATTTCATTGTGTTCCTGATTGTAGACATAGCGTTCGCCTGCGCCGTTGTCGAATGACGTTTGAGCGCCTTCCGTCTTCAGAGCAGCCAGACCGAGGTAGCGCATTTCTGCGGTACGTTCGAGAGCCATCTTTGAGTCATGCTTTGTGAACAGCTTGTCGTACTGTGACGGAATCTGTTCGTACTTGCCCTCTACCCCACGCAGACCGGGGAGCAGAAGGTCTTTAATTGCTGATAAATTAACAGCCATTTACCTTACTCCTTAAATGCCGGTCAGGGTCTTGGTAGATACGTTGTTGATGGCTACAATTGCGTAATTGTAAGCACCAGCCTCAGTACCATTTGAACCGGGAGGGTTAGTGACAAGACTTACAACCTTGAAAGGCAATGTTGCAGTCGTGGTTGGCGTGACGGTGATGTCGATGTAAGCGCCCGAAATGCCGGTAGCCGTGCTTGGCGTACCATAAGCAAACTGAACGTTAGCACCGATATCTGTCACAGCAAGTCCAGTTGTGGTCGAGCCACCGACTTGAGCGAGGAAGCGCGCATTTGGATCATTGATCACATACACTTCAACGGTTTCGGTTGAGGCAACGTCAGCCGCGCCCCAGTAGTTTGACCAAACGGTACGCTTTTGCGAAACCGAAAGATACTTGCAGCCAGCAAAAACGCCAGCAAGAATACCAGCGCCGGGAGTGGTGGGATAAACCGTACCATTCGAGTTCTGGAAGATGGGATCACCAAAATACATCGCGGCAGTGTTATAAGCGCAGAAAGCCGCAACCTGTTCATAGGTCGGGGCAGAACCAACGCCGCTAGACTGACGGAAGCCGAAAGGCGCGAAAGTATTCGCCATGACGGAGTCTCCTAAGGGAAAGCCCGTTATCGCGCACTGGGGCGATTTAGGACCAAAATAAACGAAACTCCCGCACCGGGGGGAGCCGAAATGCTTTTTAATGCTTAATTATGCTTGTTGTCAACAGGCAAAAAAAACCCAGCCGTAAATAGCTGGGCTTTTTCTTTTGTCTTTGGGTAAATTAGTCTGTTGGAATTGGAATTGGCTCATAAGACTTATTGACCTTGGCCATTCCAGAGTCCTTGTTACTTCGCTCAAAAGTACCGCCGGGGGCCGCATTAAGTTGCTCTTCTTTAGAGCGGACTTGGATACGGGCTTTGCGGGAATCAGACTGACGCGCAGCTTCTGTAATTTCAAGTGGACGCTCCATAAGGACCATGCCTTTACGCTCAATATGAGCAAAGCGACCATTATTTGGCATGTATTCCGGGTGGCGTGAAGACGGAACGGGCTCCCAACCCTTTAACTGAAGCTGTACTTGATATGCAGCATTTTCTTCATTCATAACTGTACGGCGCTTCCATTCATAGGACCAGCCCGGTGGAATGACGGCTGGATCAACAAAGAATTCATCGACGCCATCATCATCCACATTACCGTGATTACGAATTTCGGCTGCACGGCGCGCAGCGCGAGTGCGTGGATCTTCTTCGCGGACTTCAGGCCGAAGATCCCGGCGCGTAAAGCTTTCGGGCTCAGGCTCTTCTTGCGTGGGCTCATTTTCTACGACTGCTTCAATAACTTTAGCTTCTTCAATAACAACAGGTTCTGCTGGGATTGCTAGTTTGCGGGGACGTGCCATCATAATTCTCCTTAATTCAACCTACCGGCGCGCTTCAGCGCCAATTTATTTTGGGCATACTCTTTAGGCGTCATGCCCATCAATTCGGCCATCTCGCGTTCCGCACCGCTTAAAGTGACGTGGTTTGGATTGGATGACCCAGTGCCCGACCCACTGCGGCTTACTGGTGCGGCTGGTGGGGCAGCTTGACGCCGATTCGGTTGTGAACGCTCTTCACCGAAGC